TGATGCGGCAAAGGTAGCAGCACAAGATGACAAGACAATTATCTTTGAGATGCAAGCACACGATGATCCTATGAAGCTACTCGACTATGTGAGACTTGCTTCTACAGTTTATGGCGCAAGCTATATCTTTATTGATCACGTACAGAGACTAGCCTACCTGTCTAATGCAGGGGTTGAGGGTGCTACCAGTACACTGACAACTCTTGGTGCTCGAATGGCACAGCTTGCTAAGGAACTAAACATTGGTGTGATCTTTATCTCGCAGGTCAATGACGATGGGCGTACCAAGTATGCTGCTTCCCTCGAAGAAGAAGCTATTGTCTGTGTCAAACTGAATCGTGATACAGAAGCTGAGGAAGAGACAGAGAGAAACACAACCTACTTTATTGTAGATAAGAACAGACCGTTTGCTAAGTTAGGTAATGCAGGTTCAGTCTACTACGATCCTGATACAACAATCCTAGAAGAGGTGTCTTACAGAGTATGAAGATAGCAGTCAGTGACATAGAAACAAATACCTTAGTGGGTAGTGACAAGCTGTGGCTCTGTGGTGGTAAGGATCTACAGACAGGTGAGGTCTACCAGTTCGAGAAGTGTCATGAAGATCCAGTGGCTAAGGCTNCTGCTATCGAGTGGTACAAATCTCTAGACTATATTGTTGGACACAACTTCGTACAGTTTGATGCACCAGAACTAAACAGATTACTAGAACCAAAGACTATAGATCCAAAGAAGATAATTGATACACTACTTATATCGAGACTCGTAAACTATGACATCGACATACCAAAGGGTGCTAAGAGTCCACACAGTTTGCAAGCTTGGGGTATTCGACTTGGTGTACACAAGGGAGACTTCTATAACTTCGAAGAGTTCTCNGATGAAATGGTTGAGTACTGGCTTGGAGATCTAGATACAACAGAAGCCTTACATGATCGCTTTGCTAGGTACATCTACGATCCTGACTGGAAAAAATCTATGAGGGCTGAACATGATCTACAAGTAGAGTTGGTACGTACAAAGTATTATGGGTTTGCATTTGATTCTAACAAGGCTGAGTTCTTACTGAACGCTATCCAAACTCAGATGAATATACTTGAAGAACAATTCCAAGTAGACTTCCCACCTAAGCTTACACCTGTCAACACTATCAAGTACAGGGTCAAGAAGGATGGAGAAGAGATGTCTTCTGTTAAGAATGCTAGAGAGAAGTATGCTCTAGTGGATAGACAGGGTGACGATCTACTCTGCTACAACTGGATAGATTTCAAACCTGCTTCACCTAAGGATAGGATTGATGCTCTATGGGGTGCGAAGTGGAAACCAGTAGACAAAACCAAGACACATATCAAGTTCGATAGGCTATCTGTTGGTGATCCATACGGCACATCAATAGCTTCCATGACTAAAGATTTCTATGATGAAAAGAAGAAGCACCTCGAACACTACGGATGGACTGTTTCAGAGGATAATCTTGGTACACTGCCTGAGGACGCCCCTGAGGGTGCGAAAGCTCTAGCTAAGTGGTTGACCCTTGAAGGTAGGAGATCCTCACTGGTGGAGTGGCTAGGGCAGGTAGGAGAGGATGGACGTATTCATGGTACGATAAACAACATCGGAGCATGGACTGGTAGGTGTGCTCACAAAGCACCTAACACAGCTAACATACCGTCTGCTTTTCATGGTGATGCAAGGTCAGCAGTAGAGGAAGTGAAGAAACAATATGACTCTCACCTCAGAGCCTGTTGGACTGTACCTAGTGGATCTTTTCTAGTGGGTACTGATGCTGATGGAATACAGTTGAGGGTACTAGCTGATTACCTTTGGAGATACTTCGATGCTGACCAGTATGCTAGAGCCATCATGGAAGGTAACAGAGAAGAAGAGACAGACATACATAACATTAACAAACGTGCTTTAGGTATCAACCATGCTACTAGAGATATGGCTAAGACTTTTATCTATGCTTGGCTACTAGGGGCAGGGGTTGCTAAGACTGCACAGATACTCAAGGTCAATCAACGTCAAGCTAATGAAGCCAGAGAAAACTTTGTTAGATCTATTGATGGCCTGTCTCAACTAAAGAATAAACTTATACCTGCTGTTGGAGAGCAAGGATACTTCACTGGCTACGATGGACGTAAGGTTAAAGTACCATCAACACACAAGGCTCTAGCAGGTATGCTACAGTCAGCAGAAAGTATTCTAATGAAGCACACACTATTAAGGTGGACTTCTGAGGCTAGGAAACTAGATATAAACTTTAAGCTAGTAGGATTTATACACGATGAATATCAAACAGAGGTGATAGGAACAGAGGAAGAAGCAAAAGAGTTAGGAAAGATACAAGCAGATTGTATGCTTGAAGTAGGGCAGGAGTTAGGCTTTAAGATACCTACTCCAGGATCTTACGACATTGGAAGAAACTGGCTTGACACACACTAAATATTATGTTACAAGCCGAATCAGTTTAATAACGTCATAAACATAAGAGGGTAAAATGGCAAAAGAATCTAAAACACAAATCGTAGAAGTCTTCGGTATATTAGAGTGGGCTAAGGTCTTCGAACACAATCGAGATCGTGCCGCTTGGAACGAAGAGAAAGATGGTGAGTACAAAGTTACTGTCATCATGGACTCTGACAATGCAGACAAACTAAAGAAGTCTGGTTGTGCTAAGGCAATGCACGAGGTAGAGGGTGGTACTAAAGTAACTCTGGCTCGTCCACACAAAGGTAAGTTCGACTGGCAAGGTGGAGCACCTAAGGTTGTAAACATCAAGGGTAAGCCTTGGGATTTCGATATGGATGGTTACATCGGTAACGGATCTACAGGTGTTGTTCGAGTAGCAATATACCCTGCTGGAAATTCTGGACGTATTGGCTCACGTCTTGAATCTGTACAGGTTGTTGATCANGTTGAGTTTGAATCAGAAGGTGGTGGATCTTCTGGTAGTTTCAACGATCTGTCTAGTTACTCCTCAAAAGAAGCCAAACCAAAGCCTAAGAAAACAGCAGCTAAGAAAGCTGTTGATGGGGAAGCTGTTCCCTTTTAGGCAATTCCTTTTTGTTGTGTTGTGTGAGAATGCCCCTTCCCTTAGTTGGGTGGGGGCAACAAACCAAAAGAGGATAGAATGAAAAGTATAGACACATTAGTACAAGACATCGAGCAAACAATCATTGGTAACAATGGTTGGGATAATACTCTTGGTGATGCTATGGCTACAAACATATCGCATATGGCAGAGCAAAGGTTTTCTAAACCACAAGAGCCAAGAGGATACCTGTCGTTGTCTTCTCTCGGTACTAAGTGCGAAAGAAAACTTTGGTATAAGATAAACAAGACAGGTGAGGGTGAGGTACTACCACCGTCAGCATTACTGAAGTTCTTCTACGGTGATATCATAGAGGAGTTAGTCTTAACGATAGCTGCTGTGTCAGGACACAGTGTAGTAGGTATGCAAGATAGACTAAACGTACATGGTATCAAAGGACACAGGGATGCAGTGATTGATGGTATGACTGTTGATGTTAAGTCTGCGTCACCTTACTCGTTTAAGAAATTTAAAGAGGGTAACCTACGAGAGGATGATCCATTTGGATATATCTCTCAGCTATCTTCTTATGTCTATGCAGCTAAGGATGACCCCAAGGTAACTAACAAAACCGAAGGTGCATTTCTTGTTATAGATAAAGTTAATGGTCACGTCTGCTTAGACGTATACGATTTTACTGATGAACTAAAGACAAAAGAAAAAGAAGTTAGTCACCTGAAGGATATGGTAACTTGGGAGCAGCCACCAGATCGAGGGTACGAACCTGTGCCTCAGTCTGCTAAGAATCCTAACGGTAATGAGAAACTAAGCAGTGCCTGTTCGTACTGTGATTTTAAGAAGGAGTGCTATCCTGGATTGCGTAAGTTTATTTATTCTGATCGTCCTGTTTTTTTAACGAAGGTTGTAAAGAAACCTATGGTATATGAAGACTTGGAGTACAGTAATGTCCTTCAACAGGAATAGATTAAAAGGTATACAAGCAGGGTACAGGTCTGGTCTTGAAGAAGACATGGCTAAGTATCTTAAGAAACTAAAGATAAAGTTTACCTATGAGAAAGAAAAGATTAAGTGGGTAGANTTAAAGATAAGAACTTATACCCCTGACTTTGTATTAGAGAATGGAATAATAATAGAAACGAAAGGAAGATTTATATCAGTCGATAGACGCAAGCACAAAGAAATAAAGAAGCAGTTTCCAGATCTAGACATACGATTTGTTTTTAATAATAGTAGATCTAAACTTTACAAAGGTGCTAAGAGTTCTTATGGTGACTGGTGTAAGAAACACGGTTTTAAGTATGCCGACAAAACAATACCTAAAGATTGGCTAAAGGAAATAAAAGATGTCTAATAAAACAGCAGTTATATTTAGTTGTGCTCACACAGATCCAACAATACCTAACGATAGGTTTGATTTACTTGGTGAATTAATCTACGATGTTAATCCTAGTTATGTTGTAGATCTAGGTGATGGGGCTGACATGAAATCTTTAAATAGTTTTGATACAAAATATCCAGAGGCTATCGTATCTCAGAACTATGAAGCAGATGTCGATCATTATAATGAAGCTATGGAAAGACTAAGAAAGAAACCTAGTATTAGAAAGTATAAGAAACCATTTTGGATTGGATTCGAGGGCAACCATGAGAACAGAATTAAAAGAGCAATCGCCCATGACCCCCGACTACAGGGAGAGAAATATGGGATATCCTTTGGGCATCTTCAAACGGATCACTGGTTCGATGAATACCATGAGTATCAGCACTCAGCACCTGCAATCGCTGACTACGATGGGGTGTCATATGCTCATTACTTTGCTAGTGGTAACTATGGCACAGCTATGTCTGGTACTCATCATGGTTACACCTTACTACAGAATAGAAACCATTCTTCTACCTGTGGTCATAGCCATAAACGTTCTATCTATTTTAAAGATTCTGCACATCCTAATTCAATTATCGGGTTGGTTGCAGGATGTTTCAAAGGTGGGAGTGAAGACTGGGCAGGACAATCTAATTTAGAGTGGTGGAAAGGTTGTGTCATCAAGAGAGAGATAAGAGATGGTGTGTATGAACCAGAGTTTGTATCTCTTGAGAGATTGCAAAAAGAATATGGTTGATTTATTAATTGGTTTGAATATAACTAGAGGTTCTTGTTATGAGGTATGAGATAAGAATGACAATAGCTGTAGATCCTGATGCTAACTTCATAGAGGCAGACCTATCAGATATGCCTAGAGTTGTTCAGGAACTTGTATCATCAGCCATGTATGATATAGACGATGTAATTGTAGAGGAGTGTGAAGTAGAAGAATGTTAAATGAAACTGATTTAGAAGCGTGGGAATACTACAACGAAACTTATAAGAATAAAGATATGAGTTTGAATGAATATCAGAATGCAGCAGCTAAGACTGCTGTGTACAAAACAGCACATCAAATACTTTATCCTGCACTTGGACTAGCAGGTGAAGCAGGAGAGGTAGCTAACAAAGTAAAGAAGATGCTACGTGATAATGACTTTGATCGTGATGCTATCGTTGCTGAGATAGGTGATGTCCTTTGGTATATTGCTGCTCTGTCTAGAGATCTTAATGTTAGTCTTCATGATATTGCACTAGGTAATATCGAGAAACTATATGGACGTAAAGAAAGAGGAACACTACAGGGAAGTGGTGACAAGAGATGAACTACTGTGATATGAAAGGTTTGATATGGCCTTTTCTTTTTTGTGTGTTTGTGATATGTATTCTTCCAGTACTACTGGTGGATAACGCAAAGTATTGTAAGCAAAGTATTGTGCCCTGTTATCCGTGGACAGATGTAGAGGAGTACAAATGAATAATTATTTACCGACTGACTACCAGTCATTTATACACAAGTCACGTTATGCAAAG